CAACGGCTTCCGCTATGAGTAGTGGCGGATTAAAGCACCAAGATTAGATTTAAAAACAAAAGCATTAACAAAGGCAGTAACACTTGTTTTAGCAATTCACCCGCCATTTTGCAAAACACGTGTTATGTGCTTTTAAAACACGGGTTAAGATGCACAAAGATTTGATATACGACAACCAGCAAACACTTTTTGGGGCGAGGGAAATAATAGGATTTGGAAGTGATGACTGGCACGTTAAGGAAATAGATAGAAAACTTGCAAACGATTTGATTGTAAAAAACCACTATTCCAAAAAATTCTATAATGCAACATACATTCATTTAGGTGTATTCATTTGCGGTGAATTGTTAGGCGTTTTGCAATATGGTTATGCTATGAACCCTGCAAGTTGCGGAAGTGTGGTAGAAGGCACGCAAATAGATGAATACTTAGAACTGAATAGAATGTGGTTGGATGACAAAGCGGAACGCAATAGCGAAACGAAGGCGATTAGTTACAGCCTTAGATACATACGCTCAAAGTTTCCAAAAATTAAATGGATTCAAAGTTTTGCCGATGAACGTTGCGGATGCTTTGGAATAGTTTACCAAGCTGCAAGTTTTTCCTACTATGGTGAACACGTTTCCACTTTTTGGACTGTTGATGGTGAAGTTTACCATAATAGCCTAATGACAAGGGACCCGAAACTTAGTAGAAGCGCAAAGTTTTTACAGGACAATAAAGAACGTGCCACAAGTGAAGAACTAAGACAGTTTAGATACATTAAATTCATTGATAGGCGCTGGAAGAAAAAGTGTTTGCTTAAAGAACAACCATACCCTAAATATTACAACGGTGATTAGTGTTTTTATTGCACATAACATTCTTTTATCGCAAATAAAATAGCCCAAATTCAAGACTAATTTAATAAATATGAGAAAATTAATAACACAAATGACAAATAGTAGCACAACTGTACAATTGCTGAACGCTGCCACGCTATGCACTAAACCACGTGTTATGTGCTGGTGCGGTTTCTACAAATGTTCATTAAATGCACGAATGTAGCCTTGCATATAACTACTTTATATATTTAAATAAACTATAAACAATGTCTAATAATAAAGCAGTTAAAGTATATAGTTTCGGTTTTGTTTACAACAATATAACCTTTTGTTGATATAAAAAAGAATTATATAGAATGCCTTACCAAAGAAATTTAAGAAACTATGAAAAAAGAAAACTTAAATTAAAAAAACAAGGTAATAGTATTGGCTATTCTATTGATGGAGATTTTAAGTCAATGAAAACTATAAAACAATTAACAAATGAGATAAACTACAAGGAAGAAGTAGTGATTATTAACGATTGCCCTTTTTAAAATTATGATAACAAAATTTCCTATGCCATATCAAATTGAAGGCAAACAAAGAATGATAGAATTAAAATCTTGTTTACAATCCGATGATATGGGACTTGGCAAAACAGGACAAGCAATACTTGCAATAGATGAAGTAAAAGCATTTCCTTGTTTGATTATTTGCCCATCTACTTTAAAATGTAATTGGGAAATAGAAATTTCCGAATGGACTGATAAAAAAGGAATGATACTAAATGATAGTATTAAAAACACATTTCCATTGCTTTATAAAGCAGGTATATCACAATATTTTATTGTAAACTATGAGAGTTTAAAAAAGTTTTTTGTTTTAGATATGCCAAAAAGACAAGATTTTAGGCTTGCTGATATTAAATTTAATCAATATCGTTCTTTTTTTAAATCTGTTATTATAGATGAATCACATAGAGTTAAAGACCCAAAATCGCAGCAAGCTAAAATTACCGCAGGAATAGCAATGGGTAAAGAATATGTTTATTTATTATCGGGAACTCCCGTCTTAAATAAAACAATTGAACTTGCTCCGCAATTAATTATTGCAAATAAGATACATCATTTCAATGGCTATAATGCTTTTATAAATAAATATTCCGACTGTTCTGAATCTGATTTGATTGAATTACAAGAAAAGTTGTATAAATATTGCATGATTAGACGAGAAAAGAAAAACGTAACAGATTTGCCTCCAAAAACAAGACAAGTAGTTTATGTTGATATTGATAATAGAGATGAGTATAATGCTGCATTAACAGATTTACGAAGTTATTTGCGAGATTTTAAAGGCAAAAACAGTAAAGAAATTGCTAAAAGTATGAGAGGTGAAGTTATGGTTCGGGTTGGTATATTAAAACAAATTGCAGGTCGTGGCAAAATAAAAGCAGTTCATGAAAGTATACAAGATATGATTGATAATGGTGAAAAGGTTGTTTTATTCGGAGAAAATATAGAAGTTTTAGATAGTTTTAGAAAATTACCAAATACCGTTTCGATTGTTGGTGGAATGAACTCTGATTTAAAACAAGCTGCAATTAAAAGCTATCAAGAAAATCCAAAAACCATGCTTGCGGTTTGTTCTATTAAAGCGGCAGGGGTTGGTGTTACATTAACGGCAGGAAGAATAAACATGTATATACAAGAAGGTTGGCATAGTGCTATAATGGAACAGGCGGAAGATAGACAGAATAGATTCGGGCAAAAAAGAGAAGTGCATTGTATATATTTTATCGGAAGAAACACTATTGACGAATATATACATAGTGTAATCGAGAAAAAACGAGAAATGTGCAATTTAATTGTAGGTAGCACAAATGATATTGAGTGGGAAGTTATATCTGATGTGTTAGATTTGCTTGAAAATGAATAAAAATTACTAATTTTTGTATTTTTAACATTAAATTCGTTATGTTATATATTGCAATTATTTTTATATCAATTAAATAAAAATTACAAAAATATTTTGAAGTAAATAAGTTTTAGTATATATTTGTTCTATAAATTAATGTAAATTAAAGTGAATTGATATGGGAACAAGTGAAAAAGTGATTATTTTAGTTATTTGCTTTCTATTAGCAACAATAATAATATGGTATATTTACCGATATTGTAAAAAAATAGCAGACCGTTATAATGCGGAGTATTTTCGTTTTATTCAAAAACAAGGCAGTCTAAATGATAATATGGCTGGGTGGTTAAACAATCAAAAATAATAGTTATGGGAGTAGGATTAGGAGTTATATACAAAAAGATATACAAAAGCGAATCTTTTTTGGGCGATAAAATCAAAACAAGGTTGATTTTAACTATTAACGTTACGTATTATATCGAACAGGTTATATTATGCAAGCCAAAAGATGTAAAGGAATACGGTGCAACAAAGCTACGTAAATACAAAGATAAGGTTTTATGTGTCCGTATGGTTCATTTGCAAAAAGATGTTTTTAATTTTATGATTAATGACATTGTAGGATTTTTCGATAAAGTTAAAAATGATTTTGAAAATGAAAAATAGTAAATTATGAAAAAACAAACTTACAAACCGTTTGAAAATCCAAAAATTGAACTTCTTGGCGAAGATGTAAGATGCAGAATAAATAGAGGTAAGCATATTATAATCATGGATAGAAATGGCGTATATTTTAAGAATATTTTTTATTCATGGAATGATGCGTTTTATCAACTCGAACTATCGTATGACAATGGTATTACTTGGCAACCATTCGGGGAGGTGTGTAATGAGTAATCTACCAAAACAAAAAGCAAAACAGATAAAGTCAAGAAATTTTAATATCTTTAGTAAGTATAAAATGTGCAATAAATAGTGTAGAAAATATATTGCAATAATATGCCGATAAAAAAGATTTGAGTGCTTCTGAAATTAAAATAATACGATTTTGGATTGAAGTTAAAAACAAATTAAAAAATATGTAAAATGATAGTAGCATTTACTGAAGATGAACAATTTAAAAAGTTTCTAAAAACAAATAAAATTGAATATTTTTGTACTAAAGAATCAGATTCTTTTGAAAATATGCAAATATTAGATTTAGTAGTTAAAAAAACATGTGCAGCCTATGGTGTTCCAGTAGAAAAGGTATTTACAAAAACACGCAAACGAGAAATTATATTTGCCAGAAGCGTTATACGAAAGTTTTTAAAAGATAAAACTACGTGGATATTAGCAACGATAGGTTTTCATACAGGCGGACAAGACCATGCAACCGTATTAAATTCAATTAAAACATTTAATGAATTATATGAAACCGATAAAAAGTTTAAAGAAAAGTATGAACTATTAAAAAGTGTTATTGATGTTCGTATTCCCGATAAAAAAACATTAAACAGTCCAATATCTACAATACTTTTAGGTATAATAGATAAAATTGAAAACGAATTTAAGAATAAAAGCAATGATTGTATTGTGGAATATTTGGAAAGTTTGTTGTTGAGTGAGGAAAGTGATAGTTATTTATAAAATGAAAATACTAAAAATAATATTATTTATCTGTATTGTTACTCCGCTAAATAGTTATAATTTTAACATAGATTATGACAAAGTTATAAATTATTATAAGGTTACAGCAACGGTATACAATGCAGAACCAAGCCAGTGTAATGATGATTATTTGCACACGGCAGATATGAGTTATATAAATTTGGGTATTGTAAACGAATTGAGATGGATTGCTATGAGTAGGGATATGATTGCTAAGTTCGGTGGTGATGGAGTGTTCAATTATGGTGATACTGTAATTGTTCACGCCACCGACAGCACCATACGAGGCAAATGGGTTCTTCGTGATTGTATGAACAAAAGATTTTCAAATAGAATTGATTTTTTACAATGTAAACAAACAGGATTTTATGGCAAATGGGAGGATATTAGTATATATGAGAACTATTAGTTTAACCGTATTGTTTTTGCTTACTATTGCAATTTGTTATGGTCAGCAAATAGACTTTAAAAATCGTGTAATATACACAGATACAGCGGAATATGCTATAATATGCAAGGAGCGTTTGCATTATAAATATTATAGACTAATTTTGTTCCGTGATTACAAATATTATGACTGTATTTATGACTTTAAAACATTATATATTAGTGAGTTATGTCCGAAAAAACACGAATAGAGCAAATAATAGAATCGTTTCCGAACAATAGTACGATAGAGGAAATTGCTAATTTTAATGGATTTACGATTGAAGGTACGCACTCGTTAGTAAAATTAGGTTTAAGAAAAAAAATACTAACAAAGTTATATGGTGGAATTATACGAAACAATACAAAATGTTAAATAATAATAAAATAAAAGTTATTTTTTCTTGTAATTTAATAAAAAAAAATTATATTTGTAAAACTAATTTAGATGTGAAATGAAAGAAAATCTTAAAAAAATTATGGCAAATTCTGTCGTAAAAAACATTTTAAAGGCTCATAAGATAGTAGGGACTGATTTATGTTTTTATTCCGATAAAATTGAATCACGATTAAATCAAAAGGGTATAACGAATATGTCGCTATTTCGTTTGAAATATGGGCTAACAACAAGAGAGGAAACTAAACTAAAGTTTTTAAGAGCAGTAAACTTTATATTAAAAACTCGTGGTGTCAAAGCAGAGTATACAATAAAGGATATAGAAATATAAATAAAATAGGATTATGGAAACCAAAGAAGAAAAAATGCCAACAGAAATAATTAAATTTGAACAAGTTGCAGACACAATTCAAAATGCAGGCAATGTATTTAACCAAAATAAATTATCCCACGACAAGGCTTTGGATGCTGCAAATAAATTGATTGAACAGGCAAAAAGAGGTGTTAGCAAGGATTTGTATGATTTAATTGCAAATTTGGTTAAAACAAAAATTCCGGCTACTCAAAAAGCAATGCTCGAAAGACGTAAACCAATTACCCAAATAATGGATTTACTTAAAAAGGAATTTACGAAGATGGAATCCGATTTGGGCAAAGATAGTCCTACAATAGTTTCTCTGCAAAAAATTATGAATGATTTTGCAGCAGAACAAGAAAGAATAAGAAAAGAAAATGAAGCTAAAATTATTGAAGCACAGAAAAAAGCACAAAATTTGGCTTTAATTATTCCTGATTGTAAAACGTATTTTGTTGAACGTTTTAATGATTTTTTGTTTTCAGACAAAGATTTCATTAATCAAAAAATGAATGAAATTAAAACAATTGAAGATTTGACTAAATTTGAAAAATGGGTATCTGAATATGCTGTAATATACGGTACTTTTAATAATATAGTTTTTAAAAAAACATACGAATATGTAAGTAATGAAGAGTTTGATGCAGAGTTAAAAAAAATTGATTTTGCAGCAATGCAAGAGCAGTTTAGAAAACAATATGTTTCCGAAATGGAAGTATTTATTAAAGAAACGATAGATAAAATACCTACAAAAAAACAACAAATAAAAGATGCTTTGGATTTGCAAGAAAAAATAAAGGCTGAAAATGACGAGGCAGAAAAAAAACATTTAAAAGATATTGAAGATAAAAGAATTGCGGAAGAGAAAAAAAGAATTGAAGAAGAAAAAAAAGCGTTAGACATCCTAAAACAACAAGAAATAACAAAACAAAACTTACAAAACATAATACAAGCAAGTTCGGCAAGTGTTCAGGCGAAAACAGCGGTTCAAGCAGATTTGTTTTCGCAAATTATTCCAGAAGTAAAAGTTTCGTATGAATATACTATTACGATTAAAAACCCAATAGCATGGGTAGAACTATTTCAATTTTGGTTTGAAAATCAAGCGAAGGAATTGTCAGAAGATAAAATTGCTAACTTCACAATGGAAAGAATTAAAAAATATGCAGAAAAGCAAGCAGAAAACAAAAACACTATAATATCTGATAATTTGGAATATAATGAAATAATAAAAGGTAAATAATTATGGGATTTTGGAATACAATCGGATTGAAAGGTAAAAGTCTTAGTAAAGCAATAGAAACTTGCAAAACGCAAGAAGCTATAGTAATGGAGCTATTTATTAGCAAAAGTAAAAACGGATTAACGCCCGTTGAAGTTCATAATCTTTTTGAAAAATATGTTTCAGAATGTCCTTTGACTTCTATTCGCAGAGCATTAACAAATTTAACTAATAAAAATTTATTGATTAAAACCGATGCTAAAAGAATAGGTAAATACGGCGTGGAAAACTATGTTTGGAAATTAAAAAAATCATAAAAGTTTCATTATGAGCATATAAAAAGTCATGATAAAAAAATACATTAGAGGTAACGCAACTCGAGGCAATGAAGTTATCAAAGAATTAGAGAAATTGGGTGGGGTAAATAATGGAATGCACTTAGGTAATAAACCAAACTCCATTTACATAATTAACCATAAAAACGATAACCAAATAACAGAAATAGTTACAGATTATTTATTGGATTTAATTCCTAAAATATTCGAGGAGATAAAAATCCCAAAAAAACATATTGTTGTATCTAAAAATACTATAAATAATAAAACAAAAAAACAGGATAATAATTTAAAAAAACAATTGCTATTATTAGAAAAATATAATATTAAAAATTTTGTTTTAAAAGATAATACTATAAGATTTGGTGATACAGGATATTTGAATTTAGAAAAACTACACAAAATAAATAAGGATTTTTTAAAAGGAATGATTGTTAATTCTTGTATAGATTTATCAGGTTTAAAAAATATTCATAAAGATTTTTTTAAAGGAACAACAATAAACGGTTCTGTTGGTTTGGGAAATTTAGAATATGTTGATAAAGATTTTTTAAAAGAAACAACAATAAAAGGTGATTTGTATTTACAAAAATTAAAATATGCTCATAAAGATTTTTTAAAACAAACAATATTAAAAGGTGATTTGTATTTACAAAATTTAGAATCAATAGATGATGATTTTTTAAAACAAAACAATTTTAGTGGCTGCATTTGTGTTTATTCATTAGAAATACAAGATAAAATGCTCAAAAACATAAAAAATTCAAAAAAAACAATAAAAAAAACGGTTATATGAAACTATTAAATATTTACATTTTTTTCATAATATTTTATCTAATTTTAGGTACTATATTAAAATATTTATCTATATTAGCAAAATGGGAATCGGTGTTTTACCCTATTCTTGCAAGTATTGGAGGTTTGATAATTTATATTTTTATTGTTGCATTATTAATTAATATAAAAGATGAATAAATTTGAAATTGAAGATTATTTTACGTCAGCAAATGTGAATGTTACAAAGTTTGTGAAAAATGGACTAACAATATTGTTTGACAATGAGAAAGAAGCATGGGATTATGCTTTAATTAAAGGTAGTTATGTTTATCCAGTTTATAATAAAAAAGATTTATTAATTGCTTATGGAGTGCCAAAATAATGAATACACACAAATTTGAAATAAACGGAATAGAGGTTCAGCAACAGTTTAATGAAGAAGGTGCTGTTGAGTACTTTGGTGAATTTTATAAAAGATATAAAGTTAATCGAATTTTTACAAATGAAAAAACATTTAATAGATATAGAAGATTTGTAACTTATTTGAACAAAAAAAAATATTTTGTAGAAGAAAAATTTGTTAATGGTATTAAATTAAAGGTCGAAAAAAAAGTAATATCTGTTTTGTTTAGAATGCGTAAACGTGAGCCTATTGCTGATTTGATTCGTGAAATTGAAATATTAAAGCAGTGCAAAAATGATTTGCAACGTGAGGCAAATAAAAACAATACAGATGTTTCTCAACAAGAGGTTAATTTAATATTTAACGAACTTATGTTGATACATAAAGAGGTTGAGCAAAAATACAGTTCAGACTACTATAAATTAGCAAAAGATGAGATAGATAAGGGAATAAAAGAATTAAGAGAATGGGTAAAAAATAAAATTAAAAATTAGATATATGGCAAGTATTGAAACATTAAAACCCGAACAAATTTCGGAAGATTTAAAAGTGAAAGAGCAGTTTATAAAAACTTTTATGGGTATTCATAAATTAGATATAAGTGAAGCTGAAAGTTTTTATGAAAAAGAAAATATATATTTTAAACAGGCGATATTGGATGAATCCACAAAACTAAAAATGTGTACAAATATATCTTTATATTCTGCATTTTTAGAAATTGCAATCACAGGACTTTCAATAAAAAAACAGGCAAAAGCAGAGGCTTATATTGAAAAGAAAAGCAAAAAGGTTGTTAGTGGTAAAAGTGAAAGTTGGATTAATGTTGCTCAACTTGTAATACAAACACATGGTGAATTAATTCTTCGCAAAAGGGCAGGGCAAATATTACATGCACATAATCCAATTGTAGTTTATGAAGGAGACACTTTTCAACCATGCACCGATGAATCGGGAAATTTAATTGTAAAATATGCTCCATTAATTCCAAGACAATCAAATAAAATAGTAGCATGTTATGTTCAACTAACTTTGCCACATGGAATAAAAGACTATAAATGGTTATTGCCGGAAGATATAGAGAGATTAAAAAAATGTTCTATGAAAAATTTAGGTGGAGAAAAAGCAAACGCACTTTACGGTTCGGGTGATAATGGGCAAATAGATGTTGGATTTTTAGAAACTAAAACATTAAAACATGCTTTAGGAACTTTAGGTAGACTAAAAATAAATTCCTCTGCGATATTGGAAACTGAATTTGATGATGATAAAACTTCGTTTGATGATGGCTCGAATATACCAACAGCACAGCCCGAAGTTCAAGATGATAACGAACAGCAAAATTTAATTGATGATAATCCTTTTTAATTATGGAAGAGCAATTTGATATACGAACAAATATTATAGTAGATAAATTAAAAACTCTACTTGCTAATATTATTAAAAAAAATACAAAAAAACTTAATTGTGATTATTCCCGAATATTATTTATTTGGAACGAGATTGATAATACCGTAAAATTGTATTTAGTTGGGTACATGGCAGGAGATAAAATTGTAGAAGAAACTTTGGTAGAAAAACTGTCGAGTGTTATGAATCCATTAGAGGTTATAGGTTATAAAATGGGAGGTTTTAATGTTGATGTAGATACTATGATATACGTAAACAATTTCTATAATAATTATTGTAAAATAAACAATATTAAAAAAGGGGATTGCGAATTTGCTGTTACTTTAATATTAGAAAAGATACATTTACATTTAGTTCAAAATGGAACTTCAAAAGCAATTATTCCAGTTAGTGAAATTATTAAAATAGGTAAAAATGACTAAAGCTGCATTTATAATATCAATATGTATATTAATATTTTGTTTTATTAATATCATTATTCGTAAAAATATTTTTATTTATCATGCTGATAAGTTAGGAAATAAAGCGAGAATGTGCAGGAGGTGCGGTTCAATACAAAAACTTGTTATCATTTATAAAGGTAATAAGGGTATTTGGATTCCATTTTTTAAAGGCAATAAAGATAGTTGTATTTGTAATAATTTTTTGAATTAATGTTATGAGAAAAAATAAATATATTTACCTTGCAGAAATAACGGACGGTGCTAATTATGATGAATATGAAAGAGTTTGTGTAGTTCACTATACTATGAAAGATGCTCGGAAAATAGCAAAAGAATTATTCGAGAATGAGCCGTTCAAAATAAAAACTATCGGGATTGCATTAGATAATATAAAAACTGGTGTCATTATTAGCGACTACAAAAATGGATAAACCAATAGAAGAAATATACATAGGGATTGATACGGGTGTAAATACAGGTTTAGCTGCATGGAGTAAATCACGTAAATCATTTATAAAAATAGAAACGTGTAAAATACATACAGCAATAATGAGGGTTTTGCAGTATTTTAATAACCCCAATTTCAGGGTAATTAGAGTTCGTGTAGAAGATGCGAGGAAACGTAGTAGAAGTAAGTCTGACCCAAATTATTACACTACATTACAGGGTGCTGGGAGCGTAAAGCGTGATGCTATAATTTGGGAAGATATGCTAAAAGATTATGCTATACCGTATGAAATGGTTGCTCCGCAAAGTAATACGACTAAAACAACAGTAGAAGCGTTTAAAAAAATGACAGGATTATATGTTCCATCAAACCATAGTAGAGATGCAGCTATGTTAGTATTTAATTTTTAAAAAAAATATACATTCTTTAAAATAGAAAGTCTTTTATTATTTCTATATTTTTTTTATTTAAACTAAAGCCTATCATCAATTGACGATAGGCTTTTTTGTTTATAAAGTTGAAAGTTGCATTTTCATTTGACTTTCAACTCAAATTAAACTTATTTTCGCATAGTTTTAAACTTATATTATACTATGTGCGAATATAACGATGAGAGAATAAAATTCATAGAAGAACTCGTTTTGAAAGAATACGGAATGAAAAAATCTGATTTCGTTAGCGAGGGTAAAAGATGTAATTCAATACAATCACAAATACTTGATGTAATAGTTTTTTTCCTGTATGACTATGAGCGTATACCATACAAAGCTATATGTCATTATTATTTTGGTAGAAGTGTTGCTATGATGCAACGCAGAAGGCAAAGAATAATGAATTTGTCAAAAACGAAAGCAAAAGATGAAATGTTATTACAGCGAATTGAAAAATTAAAAAAACAATATAAAAGTTTATTATAATGGCAAAAAGGAATACAGAACAAAAGGAAGCAGAAAGAAATGCAATGCTGGCAGCATTAGAGGGCGAATTTGCATCAGCAGAAAATACACAAATGGAATTAATAGACCCGTTAATGTCAGCACAGACAGTTGATAGAGGTTATAGCAAAGGAGATACCATAGATATAATTGGAACTATACCAAACTCCGTAGAAACGCCACAGGTTGAAAAAATTGTAATTGATTTAAACCAAAGTCAAAACAACGAAAATTTAGATAATTCAGAAAGTAAAAATTCAGAGCCAAAAGAAAAGGCTATCTATCAAGATATGTCGGACGAAGATAAAAAGGAGCAAAAAGTATTAAGTAATAATTTCGCAGATACAATTGTAGACGGTTATAAATTCCTTATAGATATGCTTCGGAACGGTCTTAAAAAAACCGAAGAAAAATATCAGTTTAAAGCTATACAGGGTAAATTTAATATGAAAGCATTGGATTTTCATATTGATATGGGAGGCGGAACATCTATTACTTATCGTGAATTTATTGAGTATTGGAATCAAAATTTAGATGATTTAATGCGTTTAAATCCCGATGTCGAAAAAGAAATGCGTGATGTTTTGAAACGTATTGCGATGAAACGAGGGCTTGGAATGTCAGATGAAACAAGGCTTGGAATGTTAGTTATTCAAGATGCTGCACCAAAAGTAATAGGATTACTTGATATGAGTAAAGTTCTAAAAAATGTAGAACAAAATGTTTTACGTATGGTCGCAAAACAATCTATCCCTTATGAAATTGGAGAAACGGCAGAAAAAATAAAACAGGCAACGACTAATACGCAAACAACAGAACAACAACTTAAAGAGGACGGAGAGTGATAAAATGATTAATGAACGTGAGGCAAAGTTTAGCATAGCGGTAGGTTGTAAGGGTATAGGTAAATCTTTTACATCTATCCAACTAATGAAAAAAATAGCACAAGGCGATATTCAAAGAGGGGTCAAGCCTCGAAAGGTATTAATATTAGACGTAAATGATGAGTTTAGGGAGTTTAAGCCTATTGATTGCACAATTGAAAATATATGCGTATTTGTAAAACAGCCAATTGTAGAGGTTCGTAGAATTACACCCAAAAAAGGTGGAAGAATTAAGACTATGGCGGATTTTAAACAGGATTTAAATATTATTTTACAGTACTATATGAACGGGCTTTTAGTGTTAGAAGATTTAACATTAATTGTTGGTGATTCTGTAATGGCTTCAATGGTTGGAGCATTATCTACCATTCGGCACAAAGATGTCGATGTTATCACTCACTTTCAGTCAATAGCAAAATTTGCTAACCCTAAATTTAAAGCATTAAAAAATGTATTGCGATTGCATAAAGCAAATGATTCAAGCAATAGAAGTAGAGTAAAAAAAAATCTTGGAGAGGATTATCCGAAAGTTCGTATAGCTGAAATTATCGTAAACAATCGATATATGTTTGGTATACGCAAAATGCAAGAATTAGAAGCAAAAGGATTTGGCAAAGGTCATAAAGATTGGGATAATGCAGATGTTAAATTTAGACGGTTTTATTTGTATGTAGATTTTGATAATCAGAAAATATATGGTAATTTTTCTCGTCAAGAATTTGAAAATGCTGTTTCAATGTTTTTACTGGAAGAAGAAGCGTCCGAAATAAAACCACTGCTTAAACTTAAAGATATTAAAACAGGCAAACCGTTATTCAATTTTCAAACAGCAATAAAAGAAAAAATGGTAGAATATAGCATGATATATGGAAATCCTAAATAAACCTAAAATACTTATCGTTACTCCTACTTCTCATTATAAAGATTATTGTTTGCGTGAATGGGCTAAAAGCATTTCGGAGCTAACATACAATAATTTAGATATTCTTATACTTGATAATAGCGAAGATAAAAAACATGCTGAAAAATTTTTAGGTTATAAATTTAGACCAAAAACATATATAATGCACGTTCCTAAAATTGAAAGGGATAAAGATATTCGTTATCACATGGCACGGTGTAATGAAATTAGCAGAGTGTATGCAATTAAAAACAACTATGATTATATATTAAGTATTGAATCAGATGTATTTGCTCCAGTAAAAAATGCAGTTGAAATATTACTATCACATAATCGAGAGGTCGTAGGCTTTACTTATTTTATAGGAAAGCATCATAATTCCATGTTAGTTTGTTTAAATAGAATATCGGAAAACACATACTTTAAAGAAGATGCTTTGGGTGATTGGCAAAGCGGTTTATTATTCATGGACGGAACATTAAAAGAATGTGTAAATTTAGGGCTTGGTTTTGTTTTAATAAAGCGAAGTGTATTTACTCAAATTCCTTTTCAAATAAATGATGAAGAATGGCATATTGAAACTGAAAACTTTGCACATGCAGACACGTTTTTTAGTATAGATTTACAAAAAAAAGGTATTCCGATTTATTGTGATACAAACTATATTTGTGAACATAAAAATCAATCCTGGAAAAAAGTTTTAGAAAAAGAAAATATAAAAATCAAATAATTATTTGATAATAAAATAATTAATAGTATTTTTGATAAAAATAATAATTATGAGCAGAAAAAAAACAAGTGCAAAACCTAAAACGGGAAACACACAAAAGCAACAAACAAAAGAAAAAGACTCTATATTATTGGGAGAACCTACAACGGTAGAACAAATTTATAAACAAGAAACAGGGAAAGAACCTATTGAAGTAAAAGATGTTTATAAAAAAGCTCATGCAAAAACCGAAGAAAAACAAGAAGAAAAAATAAAAACGTTTTTGCTTTTAGCAAAAAAAGATGGTCTTAAAATTGAAAGATATTTTAAAGGAACGTTAAAACAAGCATGTGCAAAACGAATCGAGGGAGAATTGCCGATTATTAAAGAGGTTTTAGAATCTGAAATAACCCCATTTGTTCCGTTTATAAATTAAAAATAATAAAATTATGGCTGATATTGTAATAGGTTACGCTTCTATTAAAAAAGAATTTGCAGGATTATCTGCTGTAAGTGGATATTTAACAAGTAAAATGATTAATTAATGATAAAAACAATACTTGCAATAGATGGTGGCGGTGTTCGTGGAATCATGGAAACTGTTATTTTGCGTGAAATCGAAAATAGATTGCGTAAAAAAACTAATGTTAAAGTAAATTTAGCACAATACTTTAATGTTATTTCTGGAGCAAGTACAGGCGGAATTATTTCTGCAATCATTTCTTTAAAAGACAAAGATGGCAACTATAAATACGATTGTAACGATGCTTATAATTTTTATAAAGACCATTGTTACGAGATATTTAATAAGTCAAAAAGGCTATTTGGTTCATTTACATATAAGTATTGCGAAAAGGCTTTAGAAAAGTATTTAAACAAGTATTTTGGGGATTCAGAATTAAAGGATTTAAAAAATCATGTAATTATACCAACAGTTGATTTAAACACTTGCAAGGCGTATTTCTTTTCAAATATTAAAGCAAATAATGAGCGTACCGATTATAAAATAAAAGATGTATTGCGTTGCACAAGTGCTGCCCCAACTTATTTTAAACCAAAACAAATAAATGATGTTGTTGGAATTGATGGCGGTATGGTTGCAAACGATACGGCGATTTGTTGTATATCAAAACTTCAAAAGTATGATGATACAAAGATTGAGGATATTTATATACTTAATATCGGTAGCGGTTCTGTTCCTCCAAAAACAAAAGATATTACTTCAAATTGGACTATATTAAATTGGGCTACAAGTATTACAAATATTATGTTATATGCAAATGTTGGGCTTGTAAAATATCAATTAGAGCAATTAGATTTGTTCGGTCTTGATAGTATAGATATTCCAAAAGAATATAGGGATTACGATGATGATATGGCAAATGCAAGTAAAGAAAATATGGATAAACTTATTAATGCAGCAAATAAAACCATAAATTTGTATAGCAAACAGATAGATAAAATAGTAGATACACTAATAAGGTTGTATTTGCACTCATGCAATGCTTCTTAAAGTGCGGTATGAAGGTGATAATATGAAATGGCTTGGATTTTGAGCTGCTAACCTATCAAACACTACAAAACTAACATATATAACATGTTATTCGCAGGTTATTAATGATTTAATTAATAACTAAAAAATAAATAATATTGCAAATTTTAAAAATTGTATTTATGAAATTAACAACAATAACCCCGATATACAACGAGGAATATTTACTGCCTCACTTCATATTTAATTACAGATATGTAAATAAAATGATATTTTTATTTGATGCTGATACTACAGATAATAGTAAAATAATTATAGAAACTTATTGCAATAAATACAATATAGAATTTGAGATAATTGAATTTAGTTTTGGTTTTGATGATATAGGACTTATTTTTTTGACAAATAAAATAATCAATAAAACCGATTCAGACTATTTTATATGTGTTGATGCTGACGAATTTATTATTGCTAACAAATTAAATATATATTCTTTTGATTTTTGCCATGCGTTATTTTACCAAATGATACCTCATGAATCAGAAAATAAAGATTTAATTATCGAAAAGCCAATGTTGCAGCAACGTAATTATGGGTATTTTGATTCGTTATATGTAAAGCCTTGTATTGTAAGAAAACAGGCTAATCCAATATTTGGTGTTGGCAAGCATACTGTTCAGATAAACGGCATTACTATATACCTACAGGTATATGCGGCATTTAAAGGAATGCACTTAAACATGGTAAATTTAGATTTTGCAATTAATAGGTATAAAGAAAGATGTAAAAGAATTTCAGACCGAAATAGAACGCTTGGTTTTGGAAGCCAATATTTTTTATATGATGAAAATGTTATAGTTGAAAAATTTAATAGACCTTGTTTTAAGTGTTTTAAATAATATACATTTGTTATA